TTAAAAGACGGGGCTTGCGCCGCCAAACCGGTCACCGACCCGCCGTACGAGATCGGTTTCATGAACCTGGGCTTCGATTCGACGGGCATCGCATTCGACGTAATCCTGTGGAAGGACATTCTGCGCGTCCTGAAGCCGGGAGGGCACGTGGCCGCGTTTGCCGCCAGCCGCACATATCATCGGCTCGCCTGCGCGATCGAGGACGCGGGCTTCGAAATCCGCGACCAGATCGACTGGGTGTACGCAAGCGGCATGCCACACGGTTCGGATGCGAGACTGCTCGTGGACAGGGAATTGGGTGCGGAACGCACCCATGTGGCCGGTAAAGGTCATGCTGGCGCAGGATATTCGGACACCAACGGCTTCGGAGGTTCCAGCACCGCGAACGGCGGCAAGACGAAATCCGAATGGGATGCGCTCGCCACCGAACAGGGCGAACAATGGTCCGGCTGGTACAGCCAGCTGAAGCCCGCGCACGAACCCATCTGCCTCGCACGCAAGCCGTTGGACGGGACACTCGACCACAATCTGCTCGGACACGGGACGGGCGCACTGCATATCGACGCATGCCGCATCCCATTCCGCAACACGGCAGATGAGAAGGAGTCGAAGAACAAGAACCGGCATGCCGACTTCAACTCCGGCCCGCGCGACAACCACATCTACGGCGCGGACAAAGCGGATCGCACCGACTACACGGCCGAAGCCCGTTTCACGCCGAACATGCTGTTCGACCAATCCACGGCCAAGGAACTCGACCGACAGTCCGGCGTCACCGTCAGTCGAAAAGGCAAACCACGCGCAAGCACGAAACCCGGTGACGGCTGGAGCATGACCCATACGGGTGCGGAATACGATGATGCCGGCGGCGCATCCCGCTTCTATCCCGTGTTCCGGTATTGTCCGAAGGCGGGACCGGGGGAGAGGCTGACCGTGGACGGGATCCTCCATCCGACGGTGAAACCGTTGGAACTGATGCGCTGGCTGGTGCGTCTGGTCACGCCGCCGGACGGGCTCGTGTTGGAGCCGTTCGCCGGCAGCGGCGCCACGTTGGAGGCGTGCCGGATCGAGGACGTGCGTTGCGTGGCGGCGGAGATGGATTCGGATTACGTGCGGCAGACCGGCCCGGTCCAGGGCCCGGCGCCATGCGTGGTGCAGCGTGTCCTTGCAGATCGGGTTGCCGCGTCCGGATCGGAAGACCGGCTGGTCGTCGGGGATGCCGGCCGAGTCCATGTATGATTCGAGGTCGGCGGCAAGGTCGGCGGGCAGGGGGATGAGCCGTTGGCCTTTGCGGGTCTTGGGGCGGGTGAGCCACATGCGGCCTCCGAGGTGTCTGGCCCGGTATCCGGCGGGGATGACGGTGTCCTTCTCGAATTCCTTGAGCTGCCATTCGACGAGCAGGCAGGGCAGTCCGTCCGATCGGATGAGTTCCTGTCGGGTGATGCCGAGCGTTTCGCCGAGTCTCATGCCGGTGATGAACAGGAGCCGCCAGATGAGCCGCCATTTCGTGTCGGGTTCCAGAGCGATGAGCCGTGCCGCCTGTCCGGTGGTGAGGATGGCGATTTCGACGGGTTCGGTTTCCGGGACTTCGGTGAGGGCGGCGGGGTTCCGGTCGATGAGCCCTTCGGCCATGGCGTCGCCCAGGGCGGTTTTGAGGATGCTGTGGGTCAGGCGTGCGGTCGCGGCCGAACGGGGGTCGGTCCCGGTGCGTCCGTCGCCGCGCAGGATGCGGTTCTCGACCATGCGGACGTGGCTGGGGCGCAGCCGGTCGAGCGGGACGGCGCCGATGACGGGCGTGATGTCCATGCGGATGCGGGTGCGGTAGCTTTTCGTGGTGTTCGGGGCGCGTCGGGGTTCGATGACCTCGTCCACCCAGTGGTCCATCCATTCGGCGACGGTGGCGTTCCCGCCGGGGGTCATGCCCATGTCCGGTCGCAGGGCCTTGTCCCTGGCCTTGCGCAGCGCCTCGCTTTTGGTCCGGCCCGTGGCGCTCACGCGTCGTCTCGACCCGTCGCCGGGGTCGGGGGTCGTTTCGACGAAGGCCCTGTATTTCCCGTTGGCGAGTCTGGTGATTCCGCCCGAGCCTTTCTCGCGTCTGTCTGCGGTCGTCGTCATGTCACCTTTCCATGGGTCCTTCGGTGTTCCCGTTCCTTCGGGCCCCGGTATGCGTTTCCGACCGGGATAGGTGCCAATCGTGTGCCTATTTCAGCCGAAAATAGCCGAATATGGCCGCATCTGGTGCGATGGCAGTTCGGATGGTGGAAGCCGGGAACCGTTGGAATAAAGCCGTTTCCCAATGATTCCAAGGATTTTGCCATCCATCCCCTATATCCATCATCCGATAATGTACGTTATGTCAGATTAGGTTTTCGGAAGAAACCGGGAAGTGGCCAAAATCAGCGGAAAACGGCGGGACAACGCCGTTCTTCGTGCGCGCGTCATGGAAGGACGGCACTCCCGTTTACGGCTATATCCGGCTATTTTCGGCTGGAATAGGCACACGATAGGCACACGCTCGGCACACGCGCCACGCCGACCGGACCGGGCCGATACGCATACCGGGGGTTGTCATCACACGACGAACCCGGAAGGCGACGACATGGCAGACACAGGCGGACACACGACAAGACGAGACAAGGGAGCCGGCGCGATCACGAAACTCGGCAACGGCAGATACCGGGCGTTCGTCGAACTCTCCCCCAACCCGGCCGACGGCTCCAGACGACGCACCAGCGCCACCGGCCACACCCGGACCGAAGCCCTGAACAACGCCCGCGCCAAAGCCCGCCGCATCGAGGAGGACATCACCCTGGTGGACGAACCGCCCACCGTGAACGAATGGATGCGACGCTGGATCGACGAGATCGTGACCCCCAGACGCGCACCCAACACGACCCGGTCATACCGGTTCCGCATCGAACACGACATTACCCCCGTCATCGGCGCCGTACGCATGGACAGGCTCAAACCCGCCCACATACGCCTCGTCGAACGCCACTGCCTCGAAGGAAACCCCGCGAAAGGCATCCAGGGCAAATCCCCCGCCACGGCCGCCCTGACCCACACCGTCCTGTCCGAGGCATGCAAGGCCGCCGTCGCCGAAGGCATCATCCGCAGCAACCCCGTGGACGCGGTCGAGAAGAACCGGGTGCCGCCCGCCCCAATCGCCACCCTCACCCCCGGACAGGCCGCCATGCTCATCCACGCCGAAACCGACCCGCGATGGAGCATCATCTGGCGGCTCCTGTTCATCACCGCACTGCGCGAAGGCGAAGCCCTGGGCGTCACGCGCAACGAGATCGTCCGCTCCGACGGACTGCCCTGCCTGCTCGTCGAATGGCAGCTCAAGGAATTCGACGGCATCACGGACATGCCCGCCGGCTTCGAGGCCCGCCGGCTCGACGGCCGCACATGGCTCACCAGACCCAAGACCAGATCCGGACGCCGGCTCATCCCCCTGCCCGCCGACCTCGCCGCCGACCTCGCCGCCTATACGGCCGACCATCCCGACATCGACCCGGACACCCCATTGTTCCGCTCCGGCCGAGGCAACCCCATCCGCAAGGAAACACTCCAGAACGCATGGCGAAAAGCGTTGGAACGGGTGGGACTGCCCCGCGTGCGCGTCCACTCCGCACGCCACACGGCGGCCACCGCCATGGCGCGCATCGGCGTCTCCGACCTCGCCCGCCGTGCCATCATCGGCCACGCCGACATCGGCACCACGAACGCCATCTACACGCACGTGGACGCCGACATGCTCGCCGGCGCCATCGACGGCGTGGAACGCCTCATCGAAGGATAGTCAGTCGATCACCGCGAGATCGACGAGCCCGTCGCCCGTGGACACGGCCGCGCCCTTCGCATCGACACGTTCCACCATATCCGCAATATCCTTAGCGGTAATCATTGTTTAGCTCCCTTACAAAGTGGGGCATGACTCCCATGCCATGCCCCGAAACGATTGATTTAACGATGGGCTCGCACCATGTAGCCGCGCCCCCAGTGGTCGATTACGGCAATCATTCCGCGTAATACGCGGCCGGATTGTTTTGCATGTCAATACGCCGCCATGCTTTGACCAGTTCGACGGTAGGCGCGTACCGTTCGATGGCCGACCGGCTACCGTCGTACCGTCCGGCCATATCATTGTCAAAAGAGATAACAGTGTCTGCCATGATATGACGCGCTTCCTTTGCCGTAATGGCCTCGCGATGCCAATTACCGTCAAAAACGTCGTCGGCAACCCAAGCGTCACGTTCCGCCATCGAGTCAAACACGTAGAGATTGCCCGGCCATGACCCGTCATTCCATGTCGTGCCGATACCGTAAGTCCAATAAAAAGCGTAATAATAGCGAGTTTTAAACATGATGCACACTCCTCGTATCGTCCCGATATCATCGACGCCGGCATGCATGCGTCCCCGGCGATGTCAGAACAGCACCGGGTTCGTCGGCCTCGCCATCCGGCGGGCTATGAGCCGCACGTAATCCGAATCCATCTCCGCCGCCACGCAACGCACGTCCTCGATCCGGCACGCCTCCAACGTGGCGCCGCTGCCGGCGAACGGCTCCAACACGAGCCCGTCCGGCGGCGTGACCAGACGCACCAGCCAGCGCATCAGTTCCAACGGTTTCACCGTCGGATGGAGGATGCCGTCCACGGTCGGCCTCTCCCCCGGTCCCGCCTTCGGACAATACCTGAACACCGGGTAGAAGCGGGACGCGCCGCCGGCATCATCGTATTCCGCGCCCGTCCGGGTCATGCCCCAGCCGGCGTCCGGTCTCGCGCTCGCGCGTGGTTTGCCTTTCCGGCTGACCGTCACCCCGGACTGCCGGTCAAGCTCTCCGGCCATGGTCCGGTCGAACAGCATGTTCGGCGCGAACCGGGCGTCCGCCTTATAGTCGGTGCGGTTCGCATTATCCGCGCCGTATACATGGTTGTCCCGCGGTCCGGAACCGAACCGTCCATGCCGGTTCTTGTTCTTCGCCTCGGTCTCATCCGCCGGGTTGCGGAACGGGACGCGGCATGAGTCGATGTGCAGCGCGCCGGTCCCGTGTTCGAGCAGATTGTGGGCGAGATTGCCGTCCAACGGTTTTCTGGCGAGGCAGATGGGCTCATGCGCGGGCTTCAGCTGGCTGTACCAGCCGGCCCATTGCTCCGCCTGCCCGGTTCGTGTCGCGCCAGGCTCCCTGTCCACGAGCAGCCTCGCATCCGAACCGTGTGGCATGCCGCTTGCGTACACCCAGTCGATCTGGTCGCGGATTTCGAAGCCCGCGTCCTCGATCGCGCAGGCGAGCCGATGATATGTGCGGCTGGCGGCGAACGCGGCCACGTGCCCTCCCGGCTTCAGGACGCGCAGGATATCCCGCCACAGATCCACGTCGAACGCGACGCCCGTCGAATCGAAGCCCAGGTTCATGAAACCGATCTCGTACGGCGGGTCGGTAATGACGGAATCCACGCTGTTGTCCGGCAGCATGGCGATGAGGTCGCGGCAATCCCCCGGCATCAGACGGATGCGGCCGTCATCCCATTGCGTAAGACTCATGGCTCCACGTATGCGTTCCCGCCATGCAGGCGCGCGCCGGGCATGAGCGCGCGGGGACGCGCATCCACGTAGGCGAGCCGACGGCTGTCGCCCGGATAGGTACGCACGTTGCCTCCCCCATCCCGGGTCTCGTAATAGACGACCGTCACCGGCCGGCCGTTCAGGCTCGCATCATCCCAGCCGACCACCCTGACCGGCATGCTGCTTGGCCCGTAGCCTCCCGACAGGAGAAGCCTTTCCAACAGCCTCTCCCCCATATCACGTCTCGAAACAGCCATGGGAACCGGTATGCGTCACCCGACCCCATGCAAATCCGGAGGGCCCATGCAATTCCTGTCCCATATGCAATTCCGAACCCGTTTTTTAATGCCGATTCAGCCCGGACGTCCCCCCTGTACGCCCTTTTCAGGCGGGCGTGTCGTTCATGGTTTGCGGGCCGGCAAACGCAAAAGCCCCGAACCTTCTATGGTCCGGGGCTCGCCTATCACGATAGTTCGGATCTGATCACGGTCGGAATCCTTCTTTCCGCCGGTCCGCCGATATTCCTCCGACGCGATATGGTCGACCGCGAAGTCGGCTATCTGGTCGCGCAGTCTCGGAAACATCTCCTTGTCTGCCTCTTGCCGTTGGGCCATGATCCATATCAGGCCGAAAAGGATGCCGCCGCCCAGCAGCCCGTAGCAGTTCGCGTCGGCCGGCTGGCGGGATGCCAGCATGAAGCCGCCGGCCCAGTAGCCGATGCACAGCATGATGCCGAGCGCGTGCATGCCGATCGCGAATGGCGTCTCGTCGTCGTCCATGATGCCGATCACGCACAGGAGCATCAGGATGATGAGCCAGAATGCGACAGCCCACAACGGCGACTGGATGATTCCGGCGAACAGCGGCGTATGGTTCGCGGCCAGCCAGGCGAGTATCGGCCCATGGTTGAACGCGAACACCAATGCCATGATGAACAGGATGATCGCCGTCCACGCGAGACAACGCACGGTTTCCAGACTCATGATTCCTCCTTCTGTCGCCTTTCCTTCTTTCCCGAATAATCCGAACATCATCGGTTTCCTTCCTGATTGTCGGAACTGCCTTCCGGTCCGTAGTCGCTATCATCCAACGTCCATTCGCTTGTTCCATCCGGCCCGGTCTCGAGTGCGATGGTCGTGTTGCAGAACCCGCAGCGTTCGATGGTGATGGAGGTGCGCCCGTCGGCCGTCAATCCCTGCGCCCACCAGGGTTGGAACGGGTGTCCGCAGCCGGAACAGGGTTGCGGGTCGCGCAACAGTCCATTGTTCGAGCAGAGGAACAGGTCGCGGACTTCGATGGGTGGATGCCAGCCATGCCAATCAACCGGCTGCCCATCCCATTTGACGGGGAGCCGGAAGTCGGTCAGGTCGGCGGGCCATTCCAATGCGTTCACCGGTCAAGCTCCTTCATACTTTCGTCGAGAATCCGCTGGATTTCCTCGCCCGTGTAGGAGCCGTAACGATTCAGCCTGCCGGCGACCGTCCGGATCAGGGGGCTGTTGTTCCTTGCGACGAGGCGCGCCCTGACCCACAATGAGTCGATGATCTCCTCGGTGGAGCCCATCGACGGGTCGATCCGGTGGATGATCGCCGCGTCCACCAGCTCCGCCTGCACGTCGCCGCCGATGCGGAGCGCGTCGGTCCGGTATTCCGGATATTCCATGGTCACGGCGAAACCGGTCATGGAGATGATCATCTCCGTCTGCAATCGGACGGACATATCATCGTCCGGACCGGTGGCGTACTGCTGGCTGGTCTGGCCGGTATCATCCTCCCGCAGCATGATGCCTTGTTGCGTGTATCCGAACCGATGGCCGACTACCGCATGACCCGCCTCGTGCAGGCGGAGGCGCATCGGAGGTTCGGGCGGCCTGGGATGGTTGACGACCGCCTTGCATCGGGCGATGAACCAGTCGTATGCGCTCATCATCGCCCGGCTCCCATCATCACGTCCAATACGACGGACAGCGGCACCATATCGCGGCTGGCGTGGGTTTTGCATACGGGACCGTACCATCCGGTTTCGGGCATATCCTCGCAGTCGGGGCCGTCCGAGCGCATCCAACGACGGATAGCGACCACGGGCCTGCCGCAAAGTTCATGGTTCCCGTTGCGGGATACGCCGGCCGTGCCGAGCCGCAGGGTCAACGGGTCGCATTGGGCGGCGATAATATTCAGATCATACGGCAATGATTCACTGATCTTGCTCATGATTCCGGCTCCTTTCCCATCCCTGATATGCGTTCGCGAAGAAAACCGTCCAGCCGGCCCTTGTACACGGCCTCGCATGACATCCCGTCGACGGAAAGCGCGAGTATCCTGACCGTGTCCGGCGTCTCCTCCCAGCCTGTCACCTCAACGGGGATCACATCCCCGGGCGTCCAGACGCCCACGTCAAGCATCCAGTCGAACATCGCCTCGTGCAGGCGGGATTCCAGATCATCGCCGTCGGACGCACGATGATGGCCGACCTGGCCTCGCAACGCCTTCAGGATCTCCGTCATCGGTATCACGTCACGTCTGGCGTGCAGCTTGCATACCGGGGAGTACAGGTCGCACGTGGAATCGGTCGCGTCGTCGAGCGGACGATCAACCTCCTCGCTCTTCCATCGGCGTACCGCAATCGGCCAGACCGGCATCCGAAAACACCACTGCGCCGCATCCGGCCGTCAGACGTTCCGGCTCCAACGCCTTGCGGATGAGAAGGGGATCATACGGTTCACTGAACTCGGACTGCTCCAGACCGGACGGCAGCATGTTCCTTGGCTTGAACCGCATATCTTTCCTCGCTTTACTTTGTATACCTTATATGGTATATTTGTGATTATGTGGAAGATAGAGATGGAACCCATCAAAGACTGGCTGACCGGCCTCGACCGAGAATCCAAACTGCAGATCCTCGCCGCCGTCGAAGTCCTGAAAGAACAAGGACCCAACCTCAGACGACCACTGGTAGGCAAAATCGAAGGCTCCAAAATCAAATCGATGAAGGAACTCCGACCCGGCTCCGCAGGCAAAAGCGAAATACGAATACTGTTCGTGTTCGACCCGAACCGGCAGGCGATAATGCTCGTCGGCGGAGACAAGCAAAACAAATGGTCGAAATGGTACAAAACGGCCATACCGGAAGCGGAAGACCGGTATGAGGCGTGGCTTAAACAGAACAACAAATGAAAGGAATCGACATGAGCTACACTCCGGAACAGTTCGCGGCCGACAGCGGAATCAGCCGCGAGGAAATCGATGCGGCGAAGAATCGCCTTCTCGAAGAGGTTCGCCTGTACGAGCTGAAGGAGGCCCGCAAGCGGCAGGACGTGACTCAGAAGCAGCTCGCCGAACGCATGGGCGTCAGCCAGAAGCGGGTCAGCAGCCTCGAATCCGGCGACGTCGACAAAACCGAAATCCGCACTTTGCGCAGATACCTCGACGCGATTGGAGGCAAGCTGCAGGTCAATGCGGTCATGCCTGACGGCCGCACCCTGCAACTGGTCTGAACCGAAACGTTCCATCAAGCCACCGGCTTCCAGTCTGCGTACGGTTTGCCAGCCTTCATCCATGCCCGGTGGTTGATGCGATGCCGTTTGGTCAGCCGGTGCGCCTGGAATCTCGCCCATGCGGTGAGACCCGGCACCGGATGGCTGTCCCGTTCCGTGATGATGGTCTCACCGCAGCAATAGCACTCCCATCCGTACGACGCCGGAAACAGTGCGGACACCACGAGCCCAAGGAACACGAGCACCGCGACGGCAGGCAGTGTGGCGAGGCCGGCGAGATAGCCGATCCAGAACCCGCTCACCGTTTCACCGGCTTCAATAGTTCCCCGTCAGGGCCGGCCAACCCGACCCTGTGACCATCCACGATGAAGCGGCCCTGTTCGAGCCGGCCGTCCTTCAGCCAGCCTGCGGGGGTGTTGTCCGCGGGCAGGTCGTATGCCGGGCAATCCGCTCCATCGCAGCGCAGATGTTCGATACCGTACATGTTCTCGGTATGCGTTGCGAACGGTTCCACGCCATTGGGTCCGGATGCCGTCGCGAACAGCAACGCGATGACGGACGCGACGCATCCCAGGGCCATCACGGCCGTGATCCGGACGTTGGCCTTCACGAATTCTTCGGACGGCCTATGAAGGCGATGCCGCCCACGAATGCGATGACCATGCCGGCGAAGCAGAACACGGACAGCACGGCGAGGATGATGGCGTCCTTTCGCCGGCCGCACCGCCTCGGACACCGTTTCCAGCCATTGCGAGTAATCGGTCATCACTCCTCCTTGTATTCGTCGAGCCTGTCGGCCAGGAGCCGCAGGCCGAAGGACAGCGCATGCCGGGCTCCCGGCTTGAAGTCGCGGGCGTTGATGGCCGCATGCCATGGTCTGCTACTGATGTCGAGCGTCGCCATCGTATCGGCGTCCTCGCCGTCCGTGATATACACGCCGATGATGTATTTTCTTCCGGCCATCACGCCCCCCACCGGACCGGGATGCCCGCGCTTTTCGCCGTCTCCAACAGGAGCCGGAACAGCCGGACGGTTTCCTCCTTGCCTTCCATGGGGTCGAAGCGGATGCCGTCGCCGTTGTTCATGCCGGTCTCCAGCATGAAAGCCACCTGACTGTCCGCCCCGGGGAACGCGAGCCCGGTGCCCGCCTCGACCCATTCCCCGCGATCCCTGTCCCAACGGAAGTTCAGGTATCGGCCCATGCCGCGATGCACGTCGGCGCCGATCCACATGGACCGGCAGCAGGCCAGGAACTCCGCCGACGTGATATTGACGTTGAAGCCGTTCGATGTATCGCCCATCATGAATCCCACCTGGTCGCCGTCCTTCCCCTCCACGAACGGGACGAGGGTGGCGAGGACGGCGGCAAGAAGGGCGAGCAGTGCGTGATCGCCGTCCTTCAGCGGTGTCCGCTCCCCGTTCACGATGCTCATGTTGACATGGTTGAACGCCTCCACGATGGCGGCGGACTCCTCGAAGGCGGCGGGCATATCCCCGTCACCGGTCATGCGGAACACGCCGTCCGGGCCGAACTCCCAATCGTATTCAACCGGATTGTTCCCGGTCTCGTCGTTGGTCTCGACGGTGATGCGTTCAACATTCATGATTCTCCTTAATCCATTGGGTCAGATAGTCGCGCACGTCGCCGGCGGCGCCTTCCTTGTCGGGGTCGAAACCGTCCGGCCGCCACGTGCCGTCCGACACGACCAGCAGGTCCAGGCCGACGGGATGTTCGTCCCCGCCGGCCTGGACCTGGACCTGGAATATGACGGTCCCGATTTCGACCGGTTCCCCGTTCGAGAACAGCTCGTCCCAGAACACATCATCCGCGGGCAGGGACTCGATCCGGCCGAGACCGGCGACCGTCTTCCGATAGCCGGCGATGATTCCCCCGCAAGCCCCGGCCGCACGAATCAGCTGGCTTGCCGCATGCGTCGGATCGGCGGACAATAATGCACGGAACACGCTCTCGCCGATCTCAAAGACGAGATAGTCCGGATCCGAGGAGCGCATGGCGGGAATACCTGAATCGTTCAGCTGTTTCACAGCCTTGTCGACCTCGGTCATGGGCCGTCATCCTTCCGCCTGTTCGCGGCGGGCGTCATGGGCTTGTAGTTCGGGCCCATCATCCGTCCATACTTCCCCGTAGTTGCTGGTGTGCTGTCCGTGCAATGCGAGCAGGGTGCCGGCGTGGTGTTCGCACAGGTCGAGCGTCCGGTTGATGATCCGGGTGCGCGTGCCGCCGAAATAGGAGCCGTCGTCGTAATTGTCCTGTGCGATGACGGGGAAGCTCACTCCCCAGTACATTGGATTTTCGGCCATGCTCGCACAGCCGGCGATATCACAGGAATGCCGTTCGACGGCGGGCTTGGTGATGTTTGCCATTGATTAGTCCTTCTTGTTTTCCGGGATGTCGCTGCCGTAGCGTTCCAATGACTCATTGATATCGTGCACCAGTTCGCGTAGATATTCGACCTGCTCCTTGTCCTTCTGCTTGACGTTCATCGCCATCCTTTTTCCTTTCTGCCTTACTGCGGAACGTTTTCTAACGGCACGAGTTCGGCACCGGCCTGTTTGGCGTGCCGCTGGCAGACACCGCCGAAGCTTTCCCCGTCGCCCTCCGGCCATCGGCGGATTGCCACAATGGGTTTGCCGCACGGGTACATCCAACCGTCCGAATCGGTCACGGTATGGGCGCAACCAATGTCCATGAGTTCTGTGAGATTCAACATGATTCATCCTTTCCCAATCCGGTGAACTACCGCGACGGCGAGCGTCGCGGTAGTTCACTACACAAGTCCGACGTACCACGCGAAGTCCAACGCCTTCCAGCCTTTGTCGGTCAGGAAGTCGTAGAACACTTGGCCGTGCGCTGGGTGGTCGATGATGTATCGGCGTTCCAATACGCCCAGCTCCCGTAGCCGTTTTGCTTCCTCCTCCGGTTCGACCGCACTCCGGAGGAGGATAGGACCCCGGCTGGTGCGAACACATATTGATTTCTTCCCCGGTCCGACCAAGCGATGCGGCAGAAGGCTTCTCAGGATTTCAAAGTCCCGCTCATCCAACAGGGGCGGGTCGTCGGGTTCCAGCAATGCTCGCAGACGGTCCGCCTTGCCTTCCCAGCCGGACACAACGGCGGCCAGAGAATCCGGCATGGGCGTGTCCACGTTGTCACACAGGTCTGCCCACTGTTCGCGCTTCTCCTGTCCGCCGTGAGATTGATTATCAGTACACGGAATTCGTCGAAGTCGCAGAGTCCTTCGTGACCGTCGTAATCCTGCCAGCTGAAGCGACCGTCCGTACCAATCGTGCAATCTAAGAACACACGCACGTCATCCTTAGGGTCTTGGATGCCCGCTACGCAGTTGCAGTATTTCGATTCAACCAGAGCGAACTCCACGCCTTCCTTGTCCAACCGGTCCAATAGGTCGCGGACAGATTGCAGCGTCTTCTCGATGTTCAACATGGTTCAATCCTTGTCCAGTCGGCGCACGTCGGCCAGCATGTGCGATGCGGCCTGACGGCGCGTTTCATACGGGTTGCCAAGCTCCTCGCCCAGCAGCCACCCTTCGAACACGGTCGCGGGGTCGAGTTCGGGGTATTTGTTGCAGGATTCGCATACGCGCATGTAGTGTTCGGCCATATCCTCGGTGTCCTTCGCCTCCTGTTCGTCGTGGAGCGTGCTCCGGCACCATTCGGCGCCTTTGTCGAACTGGTCTTTCAGCCACATGAGCCGGTCGGTGCGCGGCATGGGCGAAGCCAGCAGTCGGGCCAGCTCGTCCAATGCCCGTTCCTCGCCCATGTCGGCTGTATCGAGGACGGTGTTATCCTCGACAAGCTCGTACCGCGTGCGGACGATGCGGATGGTGTCGCTGTCGGGAAGGTTGACGGTGACCTCGTATCCCGCTTGAGGGTCGAATGCGGTGATGCATCCGGATTGGTGGTCCTTGTACACATGCCAGTCCGGCAGTATGCGGGTGACGGTGCTGAGAATGTCGCGTGTTTTCATTTTGTCAGTTCCATTCCTTCGGCGCGACGACAATCCAGCCGTTCGACAATGGGTAGACGTCGCAGGGTTCGTCCGATTCCAAGTCGTCATCCAACGGGTTCCAGTCTTCGAGGCCGTCGTGGGCGATTTCGTCGTTGAGTGTCCCGCTGTGGATACGTTCGGTTTCGACGTGGACGTCCTCCGACTGGAGGAAGACGAACGAGAACGGTTCGAGCATCGGTTCGACGAGATACGGCAGTCCGTCCTTGTCGCCCCAGTTGGCGACCATGTTCATGCGTCGTCCGCGTTCATCCATTTCCACGAGGATGATTCCCGATTCCTGTCCGGTGATGTCGTGCAGGTTGATGGTCATGTCGGCTCCTTTTTAAGAATTGTGTTTGTGTGAATCAGTCCCAAGTGTTCATGTAGTACCCGTTCGGGTTGATTCCGTCAGCCAGACGAGCGCTGGCGCAGTCGTTCACCTTGAACATGGGGCGGGGGTTCGCGCCGTAATCGGCCTTGAGGCGCTTGTTCCTCAGCTCCTCCCCCTCGAAACGGTCCTTGATCGGGATCACGTACCCGCCTTGCGGGGAGTCGATGTTCCCGGACACGACCTTGCTGGCGAGTCTGCGGACGCTGACGCTCTTGCCCGTCTTGCTGACCTTGGTCACTTGGTAGAAGTCAACGAGGGTCATGCTGTAGCCCCAAGAGCTGACGAAGATGTCGCCCTCGTGGACCTCCATGCCGGTGGTCGGCGTGTGTTCGAGTGTTTTGGCTTCTTGGTTGAGCATTTTCGTCTTCCTTTCCGTCTGTCCCCTCACGCATGCGTCCCCATCACAGGCCCTTCGCCGTGAGGATCGAATCGGCTTCGCCGGTGAAGTCGTGCCGGCGGCGCAGCCGTCCCGCCTCGTAGCGCGCACCGCGCGCCGTCGGGTCGATGTCGCGCGCGAATCCGGCCATGATATCCGGGCCGATACGATGCGCGTATCGGAGCGCCGTATACGGGTCGGCGGCCCGGACGAGCGCGCGCTCGCCGCCCGGATGCTTCCCGCACGCGATCTCCCAGGTACCGGGGTCATCGCACCAGCCGATCAGCCGTTCCAACTGGGCGGGCGTGCAATCCTGGCTGGCGATCAGCTGGTAGGCGACATCCGCCGACCATGACGGGCTCGTCTCCTCCATGAAGCCGATGAGCAGGGAAATCTGGCCTGGACGGAGTCTCGCATGCGCGGCCAGATCCGCCATGACGCCGTCCCCGTGCTCGAACAGGGCGAGCAGCTGGGTTCCGTCCAGGGTGGCTATGAAATCGTCGAATCGTTCCATGCCCCGGGTATGCGTCCCTGATCGGGGACGCGCCAGATGACGCTGGCGGGGCGTCGACCGTCCGCATACCGGTAGCGGAACCGTATGTACGGGTGCCGCCCGCGCCCGCGTGCGCCGATGGTGACGGGGATGCGGAACCGTTCGCCGGGCCGCAGGGTGACGGGCGGGCGGAACCCGTCCAGGCCGGCCCCGTCATACCCCTGTCCGTCCAGCAGGGTGACGGGACGTGGGGCGATTACGGTCGCGTACACGCCCCGATCATCCCTTGCGATGTCGGACCAGACGGGGTCGTGGACGGGATCGTCCGGATCCGGACGGCAGGCCTCGAGCCGGGGCCGCTCCTCGAAGCATTCATGCAGTTCGTCCATGCGGTCCGACTATGGGCGCAACGGAATCAGCCCCGCTCCGCCGTCATGCGCGCGTACGAATCGAACAGGATCTTGAGGCGCGCGTCGTCATCGTCCCCCAGCCGTCTATCCGCGCCGAACGCCACGTCCGCAACCTTGTCCAATTCCCGGTGGGCGGCGCGTAGGTCGGTCGGCATGTAGTCGGGATCGTACAGGTCTGCCAGGGACTGGCCGGGATGGTTGGCTCGCGTCGCCAGCACGTTCCTGCCGGCCTCGATCAGGGCCATGCGGGTGTCGTCGTCGAGGGCGGGCAGGGGCAGGTTGTTCCAAATCACCGTGTTGCTGAAACGGCAGCGTGATTCCAGTCGCCCTCCAATCGTCTGCTGCCATGTCATGAACATGCGTGATTCGATGACGGCGAATGCGAGGCCATCCCGGTCGGGACTGGTGTACACCATGTCGCCGGCGATGATGTCCGGCGTGTACCAGTCGCAGGTCATGTATTCCCGATCCTCGCTGAACACCTTCGGGATCGCAAGATAGTTCATGGACGGCTGATGGTCGTCACGGAACAGCCAAGGTGTCGCACGATGCCTGTAGGCATCGCCCTTCATTGGAGCATTGCGACGGTATTCGGCGCATGCGTCGACACGCTTCTTCAGGAACGAGGATTTCCTCAGTTCCCCCGGCTCCGCGTCCCTGAGCCATAGGCACCAGCGGTCCGTGCCGTTGATGAGCTCGCGTCCCATGCGAAACGGCCGGACGAAGCGTGCGGCGATGGGATCGGCCATGGCCTTGGCATATTCCTCCCGGTCGGCGAGCAGCAGGTTGCCTCCGTCCAGGGGCATGGAACCGGAATCGGTGACATCGAGAAGAGGCGAGACCGGTCCCGTCTTCTGGCTTCGTTTGCCTACGTACAGGTCGGGGCCGTCTATGAGATACCCGTTGATGTTGTCCACGGTGCGGGCGGTCGGCTCCCCATTGATGTCCGCGTATTCGAACAGTACGGGCGCGGGCTTCGCTTTCCTGCCCAGGCCGATGATGATGACATGGACGTGCGCGTTGTCCGTGGACTGGGCGTCCCATGCGAACGTGCGGTGCGCGAAACGGATATGCCAGCCGTCCGCATGCAACGGTTTGAACAGGGGTCCCACGGGCTGCCCCTGGGTGATCGAATTGGTGGTGACGAATGCGAACGCCGCATCCGGTTTAGACAGGTAGGAGGCGGCCTTCCGGTACCATCCGGTCGCGTAGTCGAGATATCCGTCATACTGGCGGCCCCACACGGTCTTCAGATCATCGGTCTGACCGGCGGTCTTGGTGACGTGTCCGATGAACGGCGGGTTGCCCATCACATAGTCGCAGTGGTCGCCGGGTAATAGTTCGTTCCAGTCGAGGCGCAGGGCGTTGCCTTGTTGAATATGGGCCGTATCGGTGAACGGGAGCCGGGGCAGGCCACTGATGGTCGATTCGGTATCATCCAATGCTTGCTGTTCCGCGATCCATAACGCGGTGCGGGCGACCGCGCAGGCGAACCCGTTGATTTCAATGCCGTGGAAGTGGCTGATGCTGACCCTGACCGGGTTCAGGTCGTCGCCCAGATCGAGGGCGAGCTGCCCGTCCTTGTCCAAATCGGCGAGGATCCGGTTCTCGATGCGACGCAGTTCCAGATAGGTTTCGGTCAGGAAGTTGCCGGACCCGCAGGCGGGGTCGAGGAACCGGAGGCCGGCGATTTTGTCATGCAACTTGTTGAGCGCGTTGGTGCGGGCCCCGCCGGCGACCGGTTTCGCTTCGGCCTGTTCGAGCTCCGATTTCAGCCCGTCGAGGAACAACGGGTCGATGAGACGGTGGATGTTCCTGACGGACGTGTAGTGCATGCCGCCCTTGCGCCGTTCGTCATGGCTGAGCGTCTCCTCCATGAGGGAGCCGAAGATGACGGGGCTGATGCCGCTCCAGTCGAAGCCCTCGCTGATGTCCAGCAGGGCGTCACGCAGCTCCCCGGTCAACGGGGGCACGTCGATCCGGTCGGCGAACAGGCCGCCGTCCACGTAGGGGAACGCCTTCAACGATTCCGGCAGGTAACGGCGCCGCTTCCCGATCGGCGTGTCCAGCACCTCGAACAGGTCATAGAGGTCTTCGCCCAGACGTTCGGGCGTGGATGCCGCCACATAGTCGCGGAGCGCGTCCGGCCGAAACAGGTTCGCGTCCTCCGCGTACAGGCAGAACACGAGGCGTACGGTCAGCATCGCCAGCGCATCATGCTCCGCCGGATCGTCCGGATGTTCGAAGCATTTCGCCAAAGAGTCATGCAGTCTGGCGACCCGTCGGCCGGCCTTGACCGACAGCCGCTCCTGTTGTACGACGCGGGAGTTCTCGTGCGTGAACAGGCGGCCGATCTCGCTGATATGGTTCGGCAGGTCGGCAAGCGTGAACTCCGATTGCGGGGTGCGGGCCAACGGGTCGGCTTCCAGATCGTAGAGGCGGAATGTTCCGAAATTGCAGGTGATGAGCACGGTCGGGCGTTCCGATGGCGGCAGGCTGTCGGAATACCGTTTCGCCTGTTGGACCGGCGTGACCATGCTCCCCTGGCGTGGCTCCGGCCTGTCCAAATCCACGCCGAGGCTCTTCTGTTCGACGAGCACGCGGGCCTGGATCATGAGCGCGTCGATGAACCCGTCCAATGCGGTGCGCCGTTCGAACCAGAGCACCTGCCTGTCGCTCGTGTCCGGGATGAGCAGCACCTTGTCCAACAGGTCACGCCAGTACTGTTGGGTGTCGGATTTCTCGTCGCCTCGTCCCGCCCATGTTTCGGCGAACTTGGCCGCCCTGCTCTTCAGATCATCCATGATCCCCAATGGTATCCGGTTTCCCGCATGCCGGTCGGATATCGACCACATCATGCGGCGTGATCGTCCATAGGCAGGCCTGGATCCACCGGTCCGGCAGATGCGCAGGATCCACGATCGCGTTCTCCCTGTACTGGAGCCGTTTCTTTTCGGCCGGATCGTCCCAATGCTCGTCCAGCCACCGGTCGTACTCGGCGGGCGGCCATGTGCCGGCGTCCAACGGGGCGCACGGCCACCGGCTGATGACGCAATGGTACTGGTCGAAATCCGTGCAGAGCACGCGGCTCTCATCGACCCGCAGGTGCAGGAGCTCCAATCCGTCGTACTGGTTGCGGAAGCCGGGATACCGTCGGTCGGGACGCGTATGCGCCCTGCCTTTCGAATCGACCCAGCGGGCCCACGCCCACAATGGGGCCGCGTCCGGGTCCGGTCGCGGCATGCCCTTGTGTTCCATTTCGCCCATCATCCACCGGTAGGCGGGCGAAATCGCGTTCCACCAGTCCTCATCCCCGTCATCGGCGATGGCCTGCCGGCGTGCGGCCGACCATGAGGGCGTGTACGAGCCGAACCGGTCGAAAGCGGCTCTGACATCCGGCCACCGCTGGAACGAATACAAATCGATCAGAATCAGGCTCCGTTTCCGTCAAGCTTCGGGGAATCAGAATCCCCAGTGCCCCTCACGTCCGGGACCCTTCGTTTCGAAGCGGTTGACATCCATGATCCTACCGCCGTTCCGGACGGCGCGAACCATCCGATTCGAACAGGGCGAGCTGCCCGATCGCGTTGCCCGTGTTCTGCAACGCGCCGTTCAGCAGGCGGATCCGCTCCCCCGTATCCTTGGTTTCGAGCGCGAGCCGCAGCTGGTCGATGGCCGCGTTCACTTGGCTGCGGTACGTGTAATCATCATTCGCGTTCTGCCCCGTCATGCCGTTTTTCCTCCTTATGGATAATCGCAGGCCGATCCGACCGGCCCGTTGATGGCCTTCCGTCTGTCCTTCAGCCGTATCCGGTCGTAGTCGCAGACACCGTTTTTCGGCGCGAACAGCAGGTACCGGATACGCTCGGGTGGCTGGTCGCCGTATGAGTCGACGACGTGTTCGAGCAGACGGAGCCGGCGTTCGGCGGTCTTCGAGGCACCGTCGCCCGTCTTCCACCTAACGAGCATCCTGATGCTGACGCCCAACAGCCGGGCCATCTGCGTAGAGCCAAGTCCGCTGCGGTTCTGAATGCGTTGCACCTCGGATACCATCAGATCGTCTTCTCCTCCCTGACTCCCAGGCAGCCGGGCGTCGCCGTCCGTTTCGGGTCGGGCATGAACTGAGCCGGATTATCCCCGACCGCCGTCAGCAATGCGTCCATGTCGAGCGCGTACAGCCCGCTGTTCGACTGTCCGTTCAGTTCAATCACGTGGGGCCGCCCGGCATCATCCAGATACAGGTCGATGACGTACGGGCCGGACACCTCATCGCGTATCGCGTGCGCGACCTCGTGCGCGAACGCCTCATACAACCGTGCGATGTCGGGATGCGATTCGATGCGCCCATTGTTGCGGGTCTCCTCCATGCGCGGATCGTACCGTTCGCCCGTGTTGTCGGCGGGCGTGAACCGTTCGACGCAGCCCGCCCCGCACGCCGGCTGGCCGCCGATCACGTGTATCCGGTATTCGTATCGCATGCGCGTCTTTTGCTGGACGAGCACCGCGTCCGGCTCGCCCTCGAACAGGGCGAGGTCATAGCCCGCCCAACGCCAGGCGGCGAACGGGATGCGCTCCGGCCTCCCGCCGTATTCATCCGATTGCATGAACGTGCCGTCCGGGTCGATGAACGCGAGCGGCAGCCGTTTGTCCCTGAGCATGAACTTGACGACCACGCCCGAACCGGGATGCCGGTCGAGCATGCCATGCACCGCCGTGTCGATCATGTCCCCGTCACAGGCGACCGATCGCGCGTCGCGCCCCAGATGCGGGCGCAGCGCGGGCATGAGGTCATACCTGTCCGCATTCGACGGCGGCAGGGAAAGCTGATCCATATACGGTCGGAGCATGACCGTGCCGTAGTGGGCGAGCGTCATCGGATCCGGCCCCTCGTACGGCCGGCCCGCCACCCGCACATGGGGGTCGGGGAGAACACGGACGGCGGCTTCCAGGCGCGCCGCCTGTTCGCGCCAATCCTCCGGATCGCCGTCGCCCGGCACGGCCTCGCCTACATGCCGTTCCCATGCGGCGCGGTACGCTTCCGGCGCGTCCATCACGTCGGGCGGGCATTCCCGGGGGTTGATGTCGATGAGCCAGCCGGTCAACGTTTTCCTTCCAGTTCGGGTATCCAGTTCTCCACCATCGGCCGGCGCTTCCCTTTCGGCACCGTCTGCCCGTAATAGGCGGAGCGTTCGGCGGGCGCCATGTCGATGAGCCAGTATTCGTCGCCGTCGCGCATGACATCCAGCGACCATTGGCCCGCCAGATCCAGACCGGGAAGCAGTTCCTTGACATGCGCGGCGACCAGGCTCTTCGTGGCCTCGTATTCGCGCATCAACGATGGTTCGCGCATCGCGTAGGCGACCGCGTCGTGCCGCATGTGCGGGTTGTCGGAATCCGGCCAGTCGCGGAAACGATGGTTCATCACCTTGGGATCCCAGTACGGGTGGATGCCCAGCGGTTCCTTCGTGTCGCAGTCGATGAAACACCGGTATTCGCATCGCAGCGGCAATCCCATGTAGATGGTCGGCAGGCCAAGCCGGTCGGGGATGTATTCGCGGACCACCATCTCGTTCGTCGTGGACACCCCGTACATGGCGGGCTCGTTCAACGGGCCGGCCATTCCGACCGCCTGCGACTGGATGTACAGCAGGTATTCGCCGATCTGCGCGACCTCGTGCGGGCCGGTGACATGCGCGTTCCGGTAGTCGTATTTGCTGCTGAACGTGCCAGTCTTGATGAAATACTCCCCGTCCGGGTTCAGGCCGAATGCGGCCTGCGCCCAACGGTCCACGACATCCAAGGTGGCGGCGGTCAGGGATTCGTATTCGACGCGCGACAATTGCAGCAGGGTCATGGGCACCTTGGCGATGGTAGTCTTCGGGATACGGAAGAACGTCTTGCCTTCGTTCGCCTTCGCCAATGCGGGCAGCCAATGGCCCATGCCCGCCGGGTTCAGGTCGAGCATCCGGTACATGACCGGATCCAGATCCAACAGGTCGAGACCGGTGCGGAACATGCCGTACGCCTCACGCCGTTGCCTCGCGGAACGTTTCAGATCCGTGGCGCGCCGCCACATGTCGAGCAGGAGCGGATAGTTCACCGCATCGATCTGACGGTGGATTAGCTCGCCCGCCAACTGGGGGCGCTCCCCCGGCTCCAATACGTCCACGTCCACTTCCGTCACATACGATTCCGGGACGGGAGCCAATGAGGGGGCCGCCGTAAGACGCTCCCCGTCATACCGGATGATGCTTGTATCCGCCAGCAGTTCACGCACGATCCGCGCATCCAACGCCAACACGGCATCCGACAGATCATGGCCGGAACGCGATTCGATGACACTCCTCGCGTCCGGACCCAATGGTCCCGTGGGCGCATTCTTCCGGTCGAGTACGTTCGCATGGTAGGAGCGTTCGAACTCGCGCAGCAGGCCGGGCGTGGTCCTGAGCATGGCGGCCGCCGTGTCCACGTCCAACGGTCGCGGTCCATCACCGTTCAGGATGCGGTCGAGAAAACCGGTCAAGAGACCACCGTCCAGACCAGCAGGCCGACAATCGCGAACGCGATAATCCACATGCCGAACACCGCATACCGCGCGCAGCGCATGCCCAGCAGGTAACGGTCGAACGCGTGTTGCCGTTCGTCGAGCATCCGCTGCCAGTCCGTCTCGCACCGGTCGAAATCGGCCGGGCCAATACTGGTGCCGCCGTACGCTTCCAGATGGTCGCGCAGGGAGGGCATGGGCGGCGCCGGCCACGGCTCATGCCGGAGCGGGCGGAACCGCATCGCATCCCATGCGACACGCAATCCACGTCGGAAACCGGCCCTGAGGCCGCTGTCCGTGTAGTCCATCAGCCCCTCCTGTTCCAGCGTTCGACCGCCGAATACAGACAGGTGACACGGGCCTGGAACGATGGGTCGAACGGAACGTACCGGCCCGGCATGCTCCCGCCGCAGTTGCAGCGCACCGTGTACCGTTCCGTCGTATCGTCCACATCATCGTCGATTCGTGGCGTGCCGCCGCAGAACGGGCATGGTCTCAACGTCTCGTGTTCAATCGTCGCATGCCTGCTGTTGCGGGAATCCCAGATTCTCGTGGTCTCCATCAGAGCCGTCCTTTCCGCCTGTTGCGTTCCAGACAGTCGCACATCGCCCGTCCGACCTCCTCATCCGTGATGCCGAACGCCGTGATCAGGTTGCCGACCGTCTGCAACACGTCGGCGAGCTCGCCGAGCATGGTTTGGCGACGCTGGTCGCGCACATGGTCATGCCAGCCGGCCTTCGCCTTGTCCCGGTCGTCGCCAAGCTCGCCGCCCACGTTCACCCCGTAGCAGGCGAGACAGTCCGCATGATCGTCGAACTGGTCGCCGATATGGCTCGGATCGGTCGGATCGCAGGCCTTCAAATACTGTTTGCACGCCTCCACGAGTTCGGCCGACTCTTCGAGGTTCTTGACGGCCAGCCACTTGTCCCGTTCCAGCCGGCCGAACGATCGGACGGCCGGGAGATGCACGGTACGGGTCCCCTCACGGATCGGAGCCGTACCGTCGGCGGTCGGCTTCCATGGGACCTGTTCGACGGTTTGGAGCGAATACCGGGTGTACGGGCCGTGCGCGGACAGTTCCCCGGAATCGTCGTCAAGCTCTTCCACCATCCAGTCATGGTTGTCCCAAATCCTCACCCGACGTTCCCCAAACACTGCCAACAGGTTCCCGCCCTTGTCCATCCATACGCCCGGCAGGTTCGGGATCGGCGCGGAACCGACCGGAATGCCGGGTCGGAGCCGTGTGCATGGACCCAAACCCCCGTCCAGGAAACCTCCGCCCGAATCGAACAGGAACAGGCTCTTCCCGCCGCCGTCCCCGAAGACGACGCCGGACCCGGCATGCTCGAACCTCCACAGACCGGGCTCCTCCGGCAGACTCTTCCGAATCTCCTCGATATGAGCCAGCAGAGACGATGCGGATTCGGACATATCCGCATCCCGGCCATGATCGGCGATCCACGGTTTGCACCAGTCAAAACGAACGGCTTCATCATCCTTCGGATTGAAGTCGCAGCGCGCCCACGGGCCCCATTCGTGGAGCATCCTCACGGTGATGCCGGAACACGGCGCGCATTCCCATTCGCGGCCTGGTTCCTTCAGCCCGTCGATCCCGTCGCCGCCCGTGATGAGCCAGAGGCTGCCGTTCGCGTCGCACCAGCATCCCGCCGCGTCGGGCATGGCGGAGAACCTGGCCCGGGTCAGGTCTATTCCCGCCCACTCGGTTCGACGGAACGGCGCGGCCCGTTCCAGCCGCTCCCCGGACAGGACCATGCCGGTATCCGGGTCGCGCATCCTGAGATTGCCGGATTCCATGCAGGCCACGACCGTTTTCTCGTTCGTATCCCGCCACAGTCCCGGCTTATCCGGTTTCCCATGGTCGCTCATCGTTTTTGGTTTGCGGAGACCTCGTCCTTTAGGGCGGGGAGGAAGCAAACCGTCCTCCTTTCACAGATTGATATGATATAATGTGAAACATGGTCAGAAGGCTGGCGTGCAAGCGGGCGTACAGGTTCCGCTTCTACCCGACGCCCGAGCAGGAGCAACTGCTCAGGCGCACGGTCGGCTGCTGCCGAAAGGTCTACAACCTCGCGTTGGAAGCCCGCTCCACCGCATGGACGGCGGAGCGCAGGAGCATCACCTACGTCCAGACCAGCGCCATGCTCACCCAATGGAAGCAAACGGCTGAATACTCGTACATGAACGAAGTGTCCTGCGTGCCGTTGCAACAGGCGTTGAGGCACTTGCAGACGGCGTTCTCCAACTTCTTCAAGCAGACCGGCGACTATCCGAGATTCAAGGCAAAATCCCACGGCGGAAGCGCCGAATACACTCGAAGCGCGTTCACATGGGACGCCAAGCGCAACGAACTCACACTCGCCAAGATGCGCGGACCATTGCCGATACGATGGTCCAGAACACTGCCCCGCAAGACGGAGCCGAGCACCGTGACCGTAAGCTTGGACGCCGCCGGACGATGGCACGTCAGCATCCTCGTGGAGGAGGCCATCCGTCCTCTCCCCGCCCGAGGGGACGCCGTCGGAATCGACTTGGGAGTGGACAGCTACGCCGTCACCAGCGACGGGGAGACCATAGCGAACCCACGCCACTACAGGAAACTCGCCGAACGGTTGGAACGGGAGCAACGGGCGTTGTCCCGCAAAACCAAAGGCGGCAACAATCGTCGGAAAGCCGCCCTCAAGGTGGCCCGCACCTACGCCAGAATCACGGACATGCGCCGTGACTTCCTCCACAAGTTGAGCACGAGGATAATCCGCGAGAACCAAACGGTGGTACTCGAAGACCTCAACGTGAGGAACATGGCCAGAAGATGCGCGCCGAAACCCGACCCGGACAATCCGAACCATTGGCTCCCCAACGGCCAGTCCGCGAAAAACGGGCTGAACGGGAGCATCATGGACGCCGGATGGTCGGAGTTCCGTCGAATGCTCGAATACAAGGCCGAATGGTACGGGCGAAAGCTCATAACCATCGACAGGTATTATCCGAGCACGCAAATCTGCTCCCACTGCGGGGCGAAGACCGGGCCGAAGGGCATGCCCGGCCTCACGGTCAGGGCATGGACGTGCCCGGACTGCGGAACAACCCATGACAGGGATTTGAACGCAGCCGAAAACATCCTCGCCGCAGGGCTTGCGGTCAGCGTCTGCAAGGACGGCAGAACCGGAACCAAGGTCTCGCATTAGCGTCCCCTCCCTTCTTGTCTTGTCGTGGCGAACAGAAACCCGAACCGTGAGATTCGGGAATCCCCCGCATTCATGCGGGGGAGGATGTCAATCGTCTTCTCCTATCTGTTTGTCCAGCCATGTTTCGGCCTCGTTCAGGCTCGCGCATTGCCTCCGGATGCTGTTCTCCACGCCGTTCGGCTGACGGACCAGCAGTATCGCCGTATACCCGCCGACCATGCTCGTCACGACGCCTCCACGTCGGGTGCGGGTGCGTTTCGGATGCTCCCACATGCGCGGCAGTCCGACGCGCGCCTCATGCTCGATCAGCGTCATGCGTCCCCCTCTTCCTTCGGATGGCCGGCCCCGTCACGGTCGAGATACTTGCGGTGCAGGCGCGTGAATTCGCGCATGGACAGGGAATCCACCCACTTCTCGATCGCGTCCCGCCTCACCCGGTTCAGCCAGGATTCGTACCGGTCGGCGGCCTCGTTCAACGGCAGGCCCACCGCATCGCGCAGCATGGCGGTCACCGCCATGTACGCCATGTCGTCGGTCAGCGGGAGCACGCCCTTCGGGTGTTTCGGACGGATGCTCACCGATTTCACGCCCTCCGGCATGGAACCATCGGGCAGGAGCCCGGTCTTGAAGAACTCGTTCGGGATACGTATGCCCACGCTCCCGTCCGATGTCGTGACGGCCGTGCCGGTCAGCTCCGAACCGTTGTCGTAAATGATGGTGGCGACGGGTTGTGTTTCATGCCTTGTTCCGCTCATTGCTTTTTCCTTTTCCTGTTCCATCATTCGATGCATGATTCTGGGTATGCGTCCTACTGTCTAAGCCATGAGAAGAGACGATCCCACACGGAACCCGGAATTGTCCGGATACTCGTTCTGGCCCATGGGAGAGGCCGATCGCGTTGATTACGAAAGACTTGTCTCCCGGCTGCTGCCCGACATTGGTATCGGACATTCCCGTCCGCTTCACGGCATCAAGGCCATCGACCCGGATGGCAGCGTGTGCGCCGCCATCCGTACCACCGCCCGCAGGTTCGATGCGAACGTGATTCTTTTCGTGGAGGCCTTGGCCGTATCCGAATCCCGTCGGGGAAGGAACATCGGCGGCGGGCTCCTGTATCTGCTGGATTCGGCGGCTCCGAGGGAATGCCGCTGGGCTGCCGGCAGCTGCAAACCCGTAATGCGCGGATATTATCGGGATCATGGCTTCACCGTCGGAGATCCGGGGAGACCTCTGCTCCTTCCGGATTTCGAGCTGGCTTCCCTGGATTCGGTTTATTCGTGCTGGTTCGCGCGTCGGCTTCATCCCTGAGCAGGAAATCCATTTCGTCCCCGACCCTGATTGAACCATCAGGGAGGTAGACGGCGATGGGCCCGCCCTTGACCGGATCAATCCTGATTAGAGGATTGCCGGAACGCGCCGCCTCACGGGAAAAGTCATGATCCGCGAAGGACAGGGGATCTATTTCACGGCCTTCGTCCTGCGAATCCAGCCTGAATGCTCTTCCCCCGGTCTTTCTCACCATTCTTTCGAACGACCTGTCGTTGCAAAGATCGACGAACAATGTCGGGTGTCCGGGATTCCGCTCATCGTAGGCGCGTATCGCGCAGGACATGGCCGTCCGGCGGCCGCCGCCGTCCTCGATGGTTTCGTCGAACACGGCCAAAGCCGCATCCAGGCACGGACCATCATCCTCCGGCGGCGTTTCCACCGCAGCCACGTGCAATGGCAGGCTTCCGTCCGCGCGTCGGACGAGCAGGGATGAGGCTCCGCCCAGCAGGACGAGCGTATCCCCCTCGTCGGTGATGATCGCCGGACCGACGAATATGGCGCCGCTATCGTAGCGGACGCGCAGCGTCCTGTTTCCGTTTTTCTTCGGGTCGATCATTCGTTCGTCCTTTTCACATGCAGATCAACTTTCGATAATCCGGCCCAGCCGGTTGCAATGGATACCGCCCCGTATAGGATGAACGGCCCTAGGCTCCCGGGAATGAGGCCCAGGGTGACGGCCTTCCAGCCGTACCAGATGGACATCAGGAGCAGTCCGATCCTGCATGCGATTATCAGGGTCACGAGAAGGCAGAGGATCAGCCGGTTCATAATGATTCCCCTTCCAGCATGGCCTTCCTGCCTCGTACGGAGAGCTTTCCCTGTCCCGTATCCCATTTGACTTTCCAGTCGCCTTCGCATCCATCCAACGGCGGTTGTTCTTCCTCTGGCGTGAGCGCGGGAATCGACGCCGTCACGTCCAGCCGTCCGTTTTGGGTGAGTCGGCCGCAAGCTCCATGGCGGCGAGCATCGCGAACGGGAGAATCAAGGAACCCGACTGTCAGGCAGGCGGTTCCCTTGATTCTTGGGACCGTTTCGCGCATGGGATATAAGTCCATCAGAGAATTCCTTCCAAAACGGATAGGCCGAGGAATAACAGCCATGAGACCAGCTCCGAGAACATGATCGTGAACGCGATGGCCGCATACAATCCTCCCAGTCTCAGATCCTTTGACCTGAGCAGCAGTGCCAGGGGAATGAGTGCGAGAAGATTCGCTCCAACCCACATGATTCGAACATGCCCCATTGCTTAATCCCATTCCGGTTTTATGGTGGCGATATGGCGGGCGACGAGGCCGGTCGGGTCGATGATGGTCACGTTCAGGGCGGTCCGGTTGCCTTTCAGGTATTTTCCGTAGCGGACGGCGAACCGTTCGAGTATCTTCGGCCGGTCCGCGAACATGGTCAGATCCACGAAGAACCGTCTGTGCGGCAGCCGGTCGAGCGTATGCGCGGTGATCGCCCACAGTTCGCGTCCCGCCCGTTCCAATGCGCCGGTCCCGTTGGCGACGACCGGGCGCAACGGGAGGAACCCCGGATACCGTTCCGCCTGGTCGAGCAGGCCGAGCCGGTCGGGGAACCGCATGCCGGTCAGGTTCACGCCATGATCGACGGGCCTGTCGAGCCGGTTATGGTAGGCGAACAGGAATTGGGTGCCGAGCAGGCGGATGCCGGTCGCATCCAGGAGAACATCCCCCGTCAGGGCGTTCAGCGTGTTCGCGAGACGTTTCGCCGTGTTCTCGCCCGGCGTCGGCTCCGACGGGATGATGAGGACCCGGTCCGGGGTCTCCGCGACGAAGCAGGCGCACCCTTCGGCCATCTCCATGGGTTTCATGCCGTCGGCGATCGGGTTCGGCTCCCAATTGTCGCCATCCGTGAGATGACGTGCGCAGGATTCCAGGTCCGCGATGATCGCGTCCGCGTTCATGTACGTGTCGCACAGGCGTCGCCAATGAGCGCGAACCTGTTCCATAATCTTCGGATCGTCGCAGGACAGATGGCCTATCCCGTTCTCCGCGTCGTGGATGGCGGCGGCGAGCCCGCGGCGGGCGACCGCCAGCGTCATCCTCGCCTCCATGTTCTGTTCGCGCGTGAAATCATGACCGTTCATTCGGAATCTCCTCCTTGATGCATTCGGGGCATTGCCCGTCCTTCCAGCCGGTCGAATCGATCATGATGTTCGTGCATGTCACGCATTCGGGCAGCCGGTGCGCCGGGCAGTAGTGCATGTCGCGTTCCAATTCGGGATGCTCGTCGGCGTACAGGATCTGCCAGCCGTCGTCCTTCGCGTCGGCCAGCAGATCGTCCTCGTACGCATACCATTGGCCGTCGTCGAACCGTTGTTCGCAGTCGGGGTCGTCGCATTCGATCATGTACCGGTCACGGTCATCGAATGTTTCTTCGATTCTTGCCATCGGGCCTCCGTTCCCTTGCGTGCGTCCGACGGTATGCGTCGCCCGGCGCGACGTCGGGAACCGGCCGGCACCTCGGCCTGCGCCTGCTCCAATTGGCGGACCGTGCAGTGCACGCATTCCGGGTGCATTCCGGCCCATGCGCCGACCATGAACGCCATCCTGGTCTCGCCGGTCAGGCTTCCCATGAAGGGACGCGCCTCCCATGAGGGGAGCGGCCGCCAGCCGTACCGCGAGCAGTCCGACTCGAAGCCGATGTCATGGTTCCTGGCGCCCTTCGACGGCCACACATGGACGAGGCCGGTTTCGACGTGGAGCGCGTATGTGACGTGCTCCCTCCACCTAACGTCCTGACGGACGTTTGAGGTGGGAGCTTCCCGTTCAAGACACCCAGCGGTGCCAGTATCAGCAGGCTATCCCCGTGCGCCCCACGGTTCACGACTGTCATCCTACTATTGCAGGGAAAGGCGTCGTCCCTCGTCTCTGATGTTCTTGGCGGCGTTCACGTCCCTGTCGTGCCATGCACCACACTCCGGGCACGCCCATTCGCGCACGCTCAAATCCTTGGCGCCCGCATACCGATGCCCGCAGTCGGAGCACAGTTGGCTGGACGGATACCATTTGCCAACCTTGACCAAGCCGGGTTTGCCCTGCTCCACGAGTTTGCGGTCAAGCATGGCGCGCAGCATGCCGAACCCGTTGTCCATGGTGCTTTTGCCTAGGCGCAGTGTCTGCGCTATGGCGTGCAGGTCCAAATCCTCGACGCATACGCAATCATAGGATTCGGATATGCGGTTCGCGGCCTTGCGCAGGAAGTCCATGCGCATGTCACGGATACGCTCATGCACCTTGGCGACCTTGCGTTTCTGCTTGGACCAGTTGGCTGAGCCTTTGACCATGCGAGACCATTTGCGCTGCTCGAAAGCGAGCCGTTCCTGCCATTGCCGGTAAAAGCGCGGGTATCCCGCGTGCTCCCCGTCGCTGGTCACGTACAGGTCATGCGACGAATAGTCCAATCCGACGAAGGTGCTGGGATGTACGGGTTCGGGTGCTTGGGTCTCGTACTCGAACAGGACAGTGGCCTCGTACCTGCCGGATGGGCAGTGCTCGACGGTGACGCTTTTGAGTTTCCAGTCGTCGGGTATGCGCTTGTGCTGGCGAACCTTGATGGGTCCGACCTTGGGTAGTCTGAGTCGGGTGCCTCCGTTCTCGAATCGGATGTTGTTCCTGATGCAGTTGGTCGTGTAGGTCTGGCGGGAGCGGTGCTTGCTCTTGTATTTCGGGAAGACTGACTTGGGGTTGGCGAAGAAGCTGCGGTATGCCTTGTCCAAGTGCATTTGCGCGTTGCACAGGGCCATACTGTCCACGTCTATGAGGAAGGGATAGTCGTCCTTGTACAGTCTTGGCGTCGGCGGCGGTTCCTTGCCTTGCGCGTCGGGCATGCCGAACCGGGACTGGTAGGAGGCGATGCGTGTTTCCAACATGAGGTTGTACACGAGGCGCGCGCAGCCGATGGTGCGGTCGATCAGGTTCGCCTGCCCCTTGGTGGGGTAGGCGAACCTGATCGCCCTACGTCGTGTGATTGTCGTCGTGTTCATTTGCGTCCCTGACTCTCGATGTACCGGCGTATCACCTCGATGGGCGCGCCTCTTGTGGTGAGCAGGCAGAAGCTGCGGCTCCAGAAATATTCCTTCCAGGGTTTCTGACGGATGCGCGGATACTCCTGTTTGAGCAGGCGGCTGGATGCGCTCTTGTATGCGTTGATGAACTTCGACAGTTCCGTCTTGGGCTGGGCGCGGAACAGGATATGCACATGATCTTGGTCGTGGTTCCATTCCTCGACGGTTATCCCGTACTTGGGCGCGATGTACTCGAAGATTTCCCGCGCACGGGCGGAGATTTCGTCGTCGAATACTTTTCGCCGGTATTTCACGACGAGCACGAGGTGGTAGTGCATGAGGAACACCGAATGATGATTTGATTCCAATTTCACTGCTATCACCTCGATTCAGTAATGCACGACTGAATCGAGGTGATAGCACAAGAAGAGACGCTGAGGATTCTCCCGCCTACGCTCCGCTAAGAGGCGGGAGAATCCTCAGCGCGACAAGTTGAATCGGATCACCATTGGTATCCTCCCGACCGTTCGTATTCGAGTTCGTCCGTGCAGAGCGGGCACAGTCCGTCAACCAGGTTGAAGCATTCGTCGCCGCAGCGGCGGCAGTATCCGACGATCGGGACCGGATTCATCCGGTCGAACAGGTAGTCGCCCATCGCGTTGATGTCGATGCGCCCGTTTCTGCCGTCCAGGTATCCGGCCAACGCCTTCTTCAGTTCGCGGCGGCCAATCTGCCTCGATTCGTTCCCCTTTGAAGCCATGTCATTCCCCTTTCAACCGGATTTCGTATTCCGGGGTTTCGACCATCCTGTCATCGAACAGGAAGTCGCCCATATGGTCCACGTCGACGGGCAGTCCGCTCCCGTAAAGGTATTCGGCGACCGCGTTCTTCAGTTCGCGCCGGCTCACCATGCGCGCGTCGTCATCGCGTTTCGCCATAGTTCACTCCTTCCATCGTGGTTTCATTGATCCCGGCGATCAGTTCCGTGAACCTCCCGGATATGGCGCGCGCCCGGTCGCCGTTATCCCCGGTCGCGAAACGGCGGGGCTCCCACTGGTCGGCGGCCGTCGTCAGCGGTCGGCCTCCTGCGCGTGATCCGTGGACGGCCGTGGCACGGCCGGTTCCACGGGTTCCGGCAGATAGCACCAGGATTGGGGCGCGCGTTTCAGCCCGACCTCGGAAAGGGTCTTCGGCCTCTCATAGCGGATGGGAGATTCCAGCCGGTCCGCACCCTGCGCGTATCCGTCGAACACGGGTTCCGGGATGCGGGACGCCTCCCCGTATGCGCGCCAGATCACGTCCGGCGGGGGTGGCGTGCATGCCCTTCACCCGGGTTTCAGCGACGATCAGCCCGGTGCCTGTCCGGTAGACGAGCGTCCGGCCGATCATCCGGTTCATGTGGCCGCGACGGATCTCGACCGTCTTCGCGCCGGAGGGTATGGGTCCGCCCATTCGGGTTTCAGCGCGAACACGGCCGCCGAGGTTCTGGTTTTTTCACCCATCGTCATCCTCCTCCCATTCCATGCCGTATGCGGCCCTGACCGCGATGGTCGCGATGCCTTCCCGCTGGCCCTTGGTCAGCCACGGGTATCGTTCCAATGCGCGGCGGACCCGTTTGACCGCCTGTTTGTCCGCGCACCGGCCGGCCCCGTCCATCCAGCCCAACTGGTAGGCGTTCACCAGTCCGCAGGAGTGCAATACGGCGTCCGGCGTGGTCTCCACCCATCGGGTTGCGGCTTTCGCGCTTTCGTCAAGAGGATTCGTCATCGGCCGGCTTCCCTCAACGGTTTGATTGTGTGCGCGGCTTCGCTGAGCTTGTATCGGATCGTGCTGGTCGGCAGGATGAACGCTCCAGCCAGTTCCTCGGCATGCCCGTTGAATCCCTGTTTGAATTCCAATACCCCACGGCCTTCGTCATCCGGGTCGTTGAATACGCCGGTGATGCCGTACATGTTGAAGCGTCGCGGTTGGGTACTGTTGACGCACAGGCGGAGCATTCCTTCGTGGACCAACAGGGCGGGAGCCTGGTATGCCCGGTATTCGGGGAGAGCGCCGGCTGTCAGGTACACGGTTTCACGCCGGTGTTCCACGAACAGGGCGCAGGCGGCTGGGATCACGCTGCCATGTGCGGTCAAGGCGCGCGCCTCGTCGAGGCGGCGTTCCAGGGCGGTCAGGTTGTGGGTTGTATCGTCAATCTGGCGTTTGAGCCGGTTCGTGGCATGCGCTTCGTATTTGGTTCTCAGCGAATCCAGCCGATCGGCGAGCCTGTCATGTTCGGCGGTCAGGCCGGTCAGAAGCTCGTCGGCATGGATTTCGGCGAGCAGGAAATGGGCTCGGCTTCCGAATGTCTCCTTGAACCGGCGATAGTAGTCTTCGTCGCGGGCCGTGAAGCCGCGTCGTCCTGCGGTCTTCCGTTCGATGTTCACGAACGTGCCAAGCTCATCCGCACCGAGTTCGCGTACTCGCACGCCTGATGTTCTCGCCCGGTTCACGCTCCACCGGGTGCGCGGCTTGTATGAGGCGAGCAGCGTCCGCTCATCCTTGATGCCGTCGAAGGTTCTGATCCAATTCCAACGGTTGATGACTTTCCCGTATCCGGTGTCGAATCCCTGATGCCTCCAGCTGCATGACCGGTAGGCGTCGAGGATCGTCGTGTCGGGGACACCGATCGGGTTCCCGACAGCGTCATGCCTTTGGTATTCGATGTTCGGCCAGCATGTGACGGACACGGCATGACGGCGGCGTGCGGCGAGACGGATACCCCGGGTCATGTGTTCGAGGAGTTTCGGATCATCGAGCGCGCACAACGGTCCGAGCCAGATGCTGCCTTCCAGGCCAAGCCGGCCCCGCGTCCACGCGATCAGGCAGCCGGCCGATAGAACGCCGTTGCGGGTCACGCCGATCAGATCCGTGGCTGCCACGTCCGTGGCGGCGAGATGCGCCATGTGCCCGGTCTGCTGGAACCCGCCCTGCGGGTGTCCGGCCGACAGCAGATCCAGTTGGTTGAAGGTGATGGGTGTAACGTCGTAAATCAATTCAGTCCTTCCGTTATGAGACCGGTTCCGACATGAAGAGCGTATGTGAAGCGGATCGTCATCGATATCCCCCTGCCCTTCCCGTGTTTGGGTTCGTCCAGGATCAGGGGCACGGCGCTCTCATCCAACGGGTTCGTCATCGCGGCCTCCCTCATTCGCGATCGTTTGGAGAATGCTCGCCAGACAGCCGATTTCGCCGGGACTCAACCGGATTCGGCGGATCGTGCCGCCGTCGGCGGTGGACAGCACCCACGTGCGGACGCCGTGTCGGCCGGCGGACGGCAGCCAGGTGAGGCTCGTATGCCCGCATGAGGCGCCCGTGATCATGCCGGCGCGGCGTTCGACTTCGATTTCCGGCTTCATCGCGCGCCTCCCAGGATCAGGGGCACGGCGGCCCAACGGCGGAACGTGCGGCCCGGCGCGGTCTTGCAATACGCATGATCCGGGTGGAGCACGGTGATGCCCTTCGCGGCCATCGCTTCCAACGTGGCAGGCTGGTCGTCGATGAGCACGTCCGGCGTGAGGATCGTCTTGTCGCCGTTATAGTAGCCGTCGAAGCGGAAGCCGTTCCTATGAAGCCAGCGTTGGCTTTCGCCCCGCCAGTCGTCCGCGCGGCCGGTCGCCATGATGACGTTCCAGCCCGCATCGTGCAGCTGGTCCAGGGCTTCGGCGGCTCCCGCATACGGTTCTTCTCTGGAGTACAAGCCGTCGGCGACGGCGCGCGTATGCCACCACGTGAACGCCTTTGGATCCCCGCTGAACGGCCATCCGCCGGCCAGCGTGAAATCGTAGGCCGTCGGCTCCGGGCACGGGCATTCGTCCTCGCCATGTCCGCATTCGCGGATGTAGTCGCGCAGACCGTTCGTGTAGTCGGCGATCGTGTTGTCGATATCGATGCAAACGGTTTTCACAGCAAGCCCTTGCCCTTCAACTGTCGGATGATCGCGCCGGCCAGACGTTCAGGCGTCGCATGATGTTTTGGCTCATCCCACTGGTGGCCGTCGTTCGGACGGTAGGCGAAACCGGTGCTGATGGTCCCATGCACGTGCGGTGTCTTGTGACGCCAGTCGGTCGAATCAGGTTCCAGCAGAATCTCCAGATTGCCGGAGAGTGTCATCATCGGATTCATGCACCAGCGTCCCCGCTCGTCCCATGAGTACCTTTTCAACCTGATTTCGGCCTGGATGGCGGTCTCATACATGATCATGCATCCGTATCCGCCATCGGTGAGCCTATCCAGTTCGGCGTCGAGGCTCCGGTAGAACGAACGGTACCGGTTGATGGTTTTCAGCGCCGCCTTCCTGCACTCGTTCACGTCTTTCCCGTCGAGCAGCAGATATGCCGGTTCGGGAGGCTCCTTCGCCCGCTGCCAGACAAATGACCACAGGTCTCGGAATCCCTGCGGGTCATCGGACAGTCGGCGCAGCAGTTCCGGGCTGGTCTGGCGCAGGATGCCGATCATGATATCCGCCATCGGGTCGTTCGACCTGAGCGGGTTCTTGTCGCGCATGTGCTTCAGCAGGTTTCCATGTGAGCCGTCGAGCGTATTCGAGAACGCGATCAGCTTGTCCCGGTCATAACAGGAACCCAGTTCACGTTTGGAACCGTCCGGGTGATTGTAGATCAGATCACCATAACTATCGGCCCATTGCCATCCGGTGTTCCATGCGTTGCGTCCGGTGAATGCGGTCTCCAATCGGGCGATGCGGTCAGTTTCGGCCATTATCGCTCCTTTCAGGATTTTCGAGTCGTGATGCCATCCGGCTCGTTCGGGTGAGTCAAAGTGAATGCGGCGAGCCGACTGACCAGATCGACCGGCACGGGCAGATATGAGGCGGGGGCGGAGACGAGCGGGAAAGATGGGTATGGCATGCTCATAGTCCGTTCTTCGTCAGGTACTTGTTGTTGATGATCTTGAAGCACCGGTTGGCTCCCAGCTCGTTCGCCAATCCCTCGGACAGTCGCTGGTCTTCGTGCAGATGCCAGACGATGCCCTCGTCCAGACGGTCTTTGGTGACGTTGCCGCGCAACCCGTCGACCTTGGCGATCATGTCGTCCACGCTCCCGTCAATGCCCACTCGTGTTCATCGAGTTGAGGTACGGCAAGATTCGGCATTCCCGTCGGCCATTGGTCGCGGTCGATCTTGCGATGGTTTTTCCATACGGCGAAGATGAACGGGCGTTGGGCCGGCAGTTTCAACCGGTTGGATTGGATGCCGGGCCCGCACAGTTCGAATTGGACGGCCATGCCCGGCCAGAGCATCTTGTCCAACTGGAATCGTTTGGCGAGCCGCATGTTCGCGGACATGGGGTCGAGCTCCCAGTTGCGCGAATACACGTGGACATGTCCGCGTTCGTCCATGCTGAGCGTGGTGCTGGTGCCATCGACTTTCACGGTCGGCGTAGCCTTCAATGTCTTGATTTCATCCCAGTAGTCGGTGAGCGTCTGCAAACGTGGCGCATCCGACTTGGAGCAGGGGGCGTCGAACCGGCCGATCTGAGCACCGCCCATCGGTAGGGGCTCCTCGTATTTGAGCACATTCGTCTTATCGGTGATGTCCGTGCCGACTGCCGGCGTATACCGGAATCCGAGTTCATCCAAACGCATGATGAGGCCCTGCGAGTAGACTCCGCGCAGTTTCATGGTGCGCAGCACATGGCCGGTGATTTCCTTGGCTCCGACCATCATGGTCTTCTGACCGCGAGCCTGGAACGACTTGTAACGCGGGTCATAGGCTGGCAGGAGACTGTCGGTCTCGAAATAGGCGACCCTGTCCCCCGGTTTCAATCCCATGTCCTTGCCGACGACCACACGCCAGCCCAATACGCGGGCGACTTCGATGCGATCGGCTCCCTCGATGGGTTCGATGTTGGTGATTTCCTGTACGCTGACGAGTTTTCTGCTGCTCATGCCGCGACTCCTATGCTGTATTGTTCGGGCGGGATGGTGATGATCATCTCGTTTTCGTCGTCGTAGATGCTTGCCTCATACCTGTTCACGTTGGCTATGTCTCGTGCCATGGCGAGCGTTCTCCTGGAGCTGTGTTCTTCGGGGGGACCGGCGTCATGCGCTCGTTTTCGTCGTAGGCTCCGTCTTTCATGCCTGTGACCTTGTCATATTCAAACCGTGTCCATGGCCCGTTCCCCGCCGGTTCGAGTGGTCGGACGGGGCATGGGGCGCGGTCAGAGGACCATGATGTCCGATTCGATGGTCAGGACCGGTTCGCCTTCGTCGTCGACGAGCGTGGCGGGCCGTCCCGTCGTGTCCGCCGCGGCGCGCGTGGCGGCGAGCATGTCGGCGAACGTGAGCCCGCCGGGCAGTGGGGTCGTGTAGTCGACGGGCCCGTAGGCGCCGTCCCGGGTCGCGTGGATCTCGTATTCCATGCCCCCGGGTATGCGTCCCCGTGCGTGCGGTCCGGACCGTGTATGCATTCCGGCCGGGCCGTATGCATCCGTATGCATCCGGGGATGCATACATCTTTTCTTTCCGTTTCGGCTTGGTTCCAACGTTCCGGGGGTGGTCCGGGGGCGTGTATGCATTGTATGCATCATTCCCTTATAGAGGATTCGAGAAAAAGGAAAGAAACCCCATATATTGATGCATACAATGCATACAAGAGAAAGGAATTTTATTTTTTCCTTTATATATAAGGGTTTTCGGGCTTTTTCCGGGCTTTTTTTGTATGCATCCCGAGATGCATACAGATGCATACATGCATACAAATTGCCTTCACCACGGCCTCGTTGCGCGGGTTCTCCTCCGGCTCCCCGTCTGCGGGAACGTATGCGACGTAGAGCAGGAAACCGCCTTCGTCGTTCTGCCGGATTTCCGTGGTGAACACGCCTTCCGGGTATTCCAATCGGGCGGGTTTGGCGGAAGTCCGAAGGGACTTCTCTCAACGTTTCAGACATTTCCAGTACACGCCCGTGGCGTAAGCCCATTCGCGTGCTGCCTCGCACAGGTCGCCTCCCCATTCGCTCGCGCACCGGCATGATACGGACGGGAAACGTTCACACATGCGGGGTCCCATCCCGATTTTCGGGCGCTCCCCGCATTTCGGACATTCGGTTGAGAGCAGCATGTTCACATATTCGACGCAGCCACGGAGGAAGTCGTCTGGGTATTCCGCACAGTCTTCGGCGGTCGGATACCATGAGCGGCTGAAATCGATGTCCCGGTTGAACCAGCGGATGTCGCACCCGTGCCCGCACGTCAATCCGACCATATGCCAGCCCAGTAGCGGCATACGCCGGACGACGGCGTCCAGACGGCCTTGGCATAACGGGCATGGGGTCTTGAGTCTGACATGTCGGGTCATTCGGTCTCCTTGGCGTTCGCCCAGTCACAGGACATGCCGCTTCTGATATCTCCGCTTAATATCAGACATGTGACCTGTCGCCCGTCATGCAGGTTGATTCTGCATTCGCGAAGCCGACTGTAATCGTAGTCCTTGCAATCGGTGATAGTCTCGCCCGACTGGGAGACCGATGTGTCGGACTTCGTCTCCCGTGTCGCTCCTTCCGCCCCCTCACATCCGGCGCACAGCAGGCATGCGAAAATCAGTAGCATCGCCAGTAGTCTTCTCAAGTCCGTTTCCTGTCTCGTGAACATCATTTCTCCTTGACGTCGAAGATGCGGCGGAAGGCTGCTTCGGCTCGGTCGAAGGCGTCCGTGAGTCCTTCTTGGTACTCGGACGGTGCATCGGAATCCGAAGCGTCCAGTGCGTTTGTCAACTGGTTGTCCAATTCAGAGCGTTATTGACCGCGCACTGGATGATGTTTTTCATGGTCGAAGGCATTAAGCAACCTTTTTGAGGTCGGTCTTGGCGAATTCTTCGCAATGGTCGATTATTACTTGGTAGGCGAACCTTCTCGAATCGGCGCAGGTTATCGCATCATCCCCGTATGGCGTGTTTGATTCCAACAGCCGTTGCAGACTCTTCTCCGCCTCCTTCCTGCGGCCCCTACACCATTCGGCCAGATGTTGCACCGTGTATTCGTCTGTGTCACGTAGGATGGTCATGTGCGAGCGGGCGTTTCGATAGGCTTGCAGGTATTCACTGTCGGCAAGCCAGGAAGAATCGTCCTCACCGGCGGACATGTCTTTTTCCGTCCTGTCTATCTGCTCGTCCAACCATGCGATGATTGCGTCCACGGCTTCCGTTTTCCTGTTTTTCAGCTCACTGTTTTCCAAGGGTATTCCTTCCTGCCGGTCTCGTTCAGTTGAGTGCGGCTTTGTCTGTGACGGCGCGGTATTTGCGTCCAGCCAGTTCGATGGGCGAAACATGCCGTCAGAATGGTTCTTCGCTCATATCCGCCGATATGCGTCCCCGCCCAGCCGTTCGGCAAGCTTCCGTACGTCTTGCGTGCTGGTGGACACCCAGCCATCGCCTTGTTTCAGATACGCGGCGGCAAGCCCGTCCATGTCGTCGGTCAGGAAACGACGGCATAGGGCGGAACCCAAATCGGCCTTGAACTCGTCCACATCGGACCATGTGCCTTTTGGCAGCCAATCCCATGCGGGGTCCACATCCTTGTTCCCGGAACGGTCCAGATAACGGCGGGCGCAGTCAGCTTCGCATACGGTCACACGCTCCGGCGTCCAGAAGGCGTACCAGAGCGTATCCTGCGCCCACATGTCCAACGAGCATTGCAGGTCGATTACGCACGCGTCCCCATCAAGCCCGATACCGGCGTATCGCAACGCTTCGATGCAGTCGGCGCATACGACGACACCTTCGTCGTAATAATCCCGGTCGTGTTCCTCGCAACCGTCACAGCCGGTGTGCCAGACGACGTAAGGCCGGTGTTCCGGCGGCAATCCGTCACAGATTCGGCAACGCATTTTCCAAGTCCTCCAAGGTTATTCGCAGTGTACGTATTGCCTCAATGTTTGTCGGGCGGGTTCGGCGGTGTTTTCCCCATCCGGACCCCTCTTCGAGGCCTCCCGCGCGTCCTTGGCCGGATCCGGCCTCGACCGACCGGTTCTCCTGTCCAGGTCAAGTTCGAGAAGCGTGCGCATCCGGTCGAGTTCGCCGGCGACGTCCGTCAGCCATGCGGCGGTCCGTCTGAGGCATTCCGGCGTGACCGTTCCGCCCGGCGTCGGATCCCGCCGGACCGTGAGCCGGACGCCGCCGCCCCGCGTGGGCCGCGCGTCTACGCGGGGCGGCTCCTCCGGGTCGCCGTCAAGCCGGAATCCCGTGACCCGGTAGCGAATGCTCCCGTCGTCCCGGCGTATCCAGTCGATCCGGTAACGGCCCGTATGGCCCAATGTCAGGACGTCGTCCATGGCCGTCCCGTCCAAGGCGTGCGGCGCACAACATATTCGACCGGCCGTCCGTCGGCCACGAACTCGAGGACGGGACGGTCCGTGTCGAAGCATTCGACGGTCAGCGTATGCCCGTCCATGCGGGCGAGACGGTCCTCCGGCAGTCGGGCGAGCCCGTCGACGCCCATGGTCCTGTCGATGAGATACAGGTGGGGGTGTCCGTCATGGGTCCAGTCCGGATCCAACGGGTCGAACAGATGGCGGGCTATGAGGCGGGCGCGGTAGGCTTCGATGATCGGCCGGCCGGCGGCCCGGTCGAGGACGTCGAACGGATGACGTTCCAGTTCGGCCGCGAGCGTGCCGACGAACGGCGGGCCGGCTTCGGATACGGGGATGGTCCCGTTGCATACGAACTGGTGGCCGTCGCGTTCGGCGACGCGCAGCATGGTCCCGCCGTAGTCGAGACGGTCCGTGACCGTCCATTCACCGGACGGCCCTTCGGGGCGGATGGTCTCAATCGACATATTCGTATCCCGTCCAGTCTCGCAGCAGCTCGCATACGGTGACGCCTTTGACGAGCAGCACGTGATGATGGTCCTCCGCGTCCTTGAGCGTGACGAGCGCGCACCCGGTACGGTCCGGCTTCGGGTCCATGGGGTCGGCGACGTCCTCCCATGCGACGGGCGTGCTCCCGTCCGCCATGTTTTCGTCGTACGGGGCGGGAGCCCACGTGCCGTCCGGCAGACGTTCGAACGTGTCCGTGGAATCCCGCCAGGCGTCCATGAGCCGTGTTCCGAGATGACCGGTGATGATGGCCCTGAATAGCTGATCGTTGTCGTTCATGCCCCGTGGCATGCGTCCCCGGACGGGCATGGGACGCGTCCGTGGTGCGAGGGGAAGGGGACGATCTTGACAATGGGCGCGTGCATGCGGCGAAGCGTCTCACCGGCCGTACGGTGGAACCTCATGCAGACCGGTCCCGTCCGCCAGCAGCATGCTCCGGTCGCCGATCGGCGTGCCGTCCGGCATGGTGCTGAACGTGTCGCACAGCCACACGCCCTCCACGTTACCGGCCGACGGGACGGGCGTATGCCCGGACACCTGGGTCAGGTGGTCGTCGTAGTCCCCGTGGCCGGGACGCGCCCACAACGGTCCGTCGTCGTCCATGTACAGGGCGGCCAGGCTTCCGGGATGTTCCGACAGGCGGTTCAGCCCGTCGGCGATATGCCTGGCGGTCATGCCCGTCCAGGCGTGTCCGAACCGGCGGACGCCCCACCGGCGGGTGAGTCCCGCGTGCGTGGCGACGATCGTGCCGTCCGTCCATGCGATCCGCGTCGGGATGTCCTTCATGAGCTCGTGGACGCGGCGCTGCGCGCCTGGTTTGAAGCCCGGCGCCTGGGCGCGTACGCGCGCGAACGAGGCGGATCCGCGTTGCATGAAATACGGGACGTCATGGTTGCCGAGCAGCGGGACGATCTCCCGTCGCCCGGATTCGGCCCGGTACCATGAGGCGAACCGTTCCATGAACCGTATCATGCCCGTGTTCGACACATGCCAGTCGTCGCATATGTCGCCGAGCAGCACGATCCGGTCGGCATGCTCCCGGTCTGCCATGTTCGAGATGAAAGGCAGCAGGTCGCCTTTCGCATGCAGGTCGCCGGCGAACAGGGTGCGGCTCACGCCCCGCCCCCTTCCGGCAGGACCGCCGTGCTGTCCGACGTGGCGACGGACACGAGGCCGGGACGGGTCAGGAGCACGCCGGTCCTGACCATGGCGTCCGCGTCCAGCCACCAGATCGCGTACCGGCGGTTCGCGTGTACGACCCGGACGGGCGTCTCCGGATCGTCGGGGTCGATGACGCGTAGGACGCGGACCGGCCGGGTCGCGTCCACGCCGCGCATCACGGTGTCCGCGGGCATCCAGTCCCAGGTGGCGGCGCGCCAGCCGGCCAATGCGGCCAGGGCGAGCAGGAGGATGACGCCCAGCGCGTTCTGGCCGGCCATGAACGAGACGACGGCGAGCAGGAGCACGCCCAGCAGTTGCAGGATCATGGGCGTCAGGGCGCGACGCCATTCCGTGCGGGTCGGCCGGGGCACGGGGCTCCACGGGTCGCGCGGCCGCGTCTTCGTTTTCGCGGCCCTCGGTCCGCCCGTGGGCCGGACCGAGGGCGGACGGTCCGGTTTCACCTCGTGGAATGTTTCGGTCCGTTCGTCGGGGCCGGCGTGCGGGCGGTCGGCGGCCAGGCGCCGTTCGAGCTCGTTGACCGCGCTCACCTGGTCTCCTTGCCGCGACGGCGGAGGATGACGCCCGGTTCGACGATGTGGTAGCCGCCGCATTCCGGGCATTTGCGGATCGTCTTGCCTTCCGGCAGGCGGCCGAGCGCGATCCGGGCGTCCACGGGGGTCGCGTAGCGGGTGCGAGAGCATTTGCGGCTGAACATGGCGTCGGCCTTCAACGGGCGGGGCTGGTTTTTCTCAAGGTTCCTGCGTGGCATGGAATGGTTTTCCTTTCGTTTGCCGGGTTGCTATGCGCCTGTTCAGACGGCGGCTTCGATGGCGAGGCGCGACAGTTCCGCCGAGTCGAACGCATGTTCGGCGATTCCCTTGCCGAGGGTGACGGTCACGCCGCCGGACCGGCCCGGCTGGTATTTCACGCCGTCCGGTATCTCTCCCCCGTGTTCGCGGATGAGACGTTCGAGGAAACGTTCGCCCATGGCGTTCGGGGTCGGGTAGTTGACGGTGATGACGGCCGGCTGTCCCTCGCAGTCCAGTCCGTAGTGGCTGAGGAAGTCCGCGTAGGCGAGCGGATCGTCCACCTTGTAGGAGCCTTCCCCGTCCCTTTTCACGAGCACGGTGGCCGCGTCGAGGCCGGCGAACACCGCGTTCTCCCTCGGACTGTCCGCGTCATGCGTGCGAAGATACTGGCGTTTCGCCCCGTCCAGCGCCTTCGTGATCTTCTTCTGGAGGATGGCCAGTCCGGCCATGTGGGCGAGCAGCATGTCGGGCGTCATCTCCGACCAGTCGTATGGTTCGATGCCTGTCATGGGTTGGTTCCTTTCCGTCCCGCGCACGATGCGCGGGCCTGTGTTCCAAAACCGCGTATGCGTCCCCGTCCGTGACGCATACGCGCCCGTATGGCCGGAAATCGTTGGAATTCCGGCCATACGGGCGATGCTGGGACTAATGCTGCAGTAAGGCCCGCCACCCGTCAGGATGGCGGGCGGACCCCGACGAAGCGCGAACCAAGCGGCGGCGAAAACCGCGCAAGACTCGGAGCGGACGGCCGCAGGACCGTCCTGCAAACCAGGACAAACTAGCTTGCAACGGTTTCGATGCCACCCCAATCCGCGTCGGACTGCACGTCGGTGCTCACAGACTCTTGGAAGGGGTCGGCGCGCACCACGGATTGCTTCGGGAACGAACGCGTCGAGGACACGGTTCCGTTCGACGGGGCGGCGGCCAACGCGGTCGGGGGGAGTGCGGCGATGCCGCCCGCGCCCAGTAGGAGCGCGAGCGTAATGGATGTGATTTTCCTGTGTATGAGTCGGTTTTTTCCTAGAGATTCCATTCGTTTTTTCCTTGTCCTTTGCTCACCAACCCGACACCATCCTTGACGGCCAAGACCAGTTCGGGTGTGCTCATGAGCATGTCGCCGCCGGTTTGGTACCAGCCGGAACTGGTGTGGTCTTTGTCGGTAAGCCGGTAGGATGTCCTTATCGTCGAGCCTAGGCTCGGGTCGGGGTATTTCGCGAAGTCCAACGCCCTGCGCAGCACTTCGCGCACGTCAGCCACATGCCTGCCGAACAGTCCGGGTTCGCCCATGTCGTCGAGCGCCCGTTCGGTGATGTCCACGTCGCACCAGTCGGTCACATGCAGTTCGAGGATGCGGTTCTCGTCGTCGGTGAATCTCAAACCCAC